ACATATTTGCTCCGAGCAAAAAGGAAGCACACTACAAGTGTTGAGTGCATACAGAAAGCAATCAATCATCTTGAGTTTGAATTAGATAAGATTAAGAATGAAGAAACCGATATTTAGGGTATTTGTATCGTATGAGATAAAGAATAAAGCTGCTGTAACAAGGAAGGTTACTGTTGGTATATTAGATACATTTGCACTAACCTCTAACATAGAGGAGATAAAGAAAGATACAGAACTGATAGACAGGATATGTTACTTAAATAAAAAGAACCGAGACAAAGTAGACATCACTATAACGAATGTTGATGTTGAATACCAATATGGTGAAACTACTGATAGGTTTGATGATGAATATTAAATTATGCCAAAGATAAGAAAGATAAAGGTAGGTGATAGAAAAGATAAGAGAGGTGGTGGTTACTCAAGAAGAAAGTTTACTGTTGCTGAAGCTGATGCAATAAGACTAGAGTTCAATACATCTGAGAGTAAAGTTACTATATCTGCTATGGCTAGGAAGTATGAAGTATCTCAACCATTAATGTATCAACTACTTAAAGGAACAACCTATACTGATAAGGGGATAGGGGGTACGAAGGGGATAGGGGATAAGGGGGTAAGGGGATAGGGGGTATGGCTATGAAACAAGAAGCAAGAGTACAGTCAGCGTTCTGCACATACATTAAACTATCTTACCCTGAAACAAGATACTGTGCATCTCTAGGTGGTATAAGGACATCAATGACTCAAGCTATAATGGCTAAGAAAACTGGCTATGTTAAAGGCTTTCCTGATATGCAGGTACTGAAGGTCAATAGTGAGTATGCAGGGCTGTTCTTAGAGATTAAAGCTGATAAGACAGGTTACCCATCCAAAGAGCAGAAACAATGGGTAGCAGACCTTAATGAAGCAGGTTACTTTGCTAAGGTTGTAAAAGGATTGGATGAGTGTATCGCCATTCTGGATTGGTATATGCAAATCAAATAATTTTTTAAATATTTTTATTCTTTAAATTTATTTCTAAAACTTTTTTAAATTTTCTTTTTCTTTTTTTTCAAAAACTTTTTATTTTTTTTTAAAACTTTTTCTCTTTTGAAACTGCTGAAACTGCCATGAAACTGCCGTTGAAACTGCTGTGAAACTGCTGAAACTGCCATGAAACTGCCAAACATCTCCTATAGGTGGATTTTCGTGATTTCGCAGGTTTACAAGCATAATTTTTTTTTGTAGGTTTTGCCAGTCAATGTAGATGCAAGTGATAGGTTCAAAATTTTTTGTTCATAACTTTATGCATTAATATTTTTTCAAGTGAGATATTTTTATATAAGATTTTTTTTAAAAATAATTTGCTTTTTGTATTGCTATGTCAAAAATTTTGTTATCACGCGCGCTCTCTATTACTTAAAAAGGAATAATAAAAAACCACCAACAAAACCACAAAAAACAAACTTTCAACCATTACCACCTAAAAAAGAGGCAAAAAATGAGCATTAAAAAAACATGATATTAAAAAAACTTTCAAAAAAAGCTTGTTTACTAGGTTAAAAGATAAATAAATCTTTTTAACATTTTGTTTGCTATTGTGTAAAAGGCTTGTATATTTGCATCATAATAATTAACGAAAAAAAAAAACTAAACATGAAAAATTTACACAATAATTCAAGTGACACAGAAACAGCAAAAAGAATTGCAACATATTATTCAACAAATGAATTAAAAACATTATGTTACAATTTATTTAAAGTTTCAGGAGATAATTCAGTTGGTTCAATTCAGAGAATGATGGACAAAATATCATTTTTGTTTTATCCTGAAAATATGATGGAATTAACACAGCACATTTTGATACATTTAAAAATGAACCATGTTGACCAAATCATGCGTGACATGATAAATGAAAACATCAATCTAAATAATACAACTAGAAAAAAAAGTGAACATTTTGTTTGGCTTGCTTAAAAGAACCCAACATCAACACCCTTACACAAAACTAAATAATAACCTTTTAAAAATCAAAACTTTGGACCAAAAAACACAAACACAAAACACAAAAGCAGGCATTTTTAATTTGCTTTTTATTTTAAGCCTTCCGGCTGGAATAATAGCTTACTGCATTAACTTTCTATAAACCTTTAAAACTTTAAACATGAATACAAAAACACAAAATCCAGATCAAATAAAAGAAAGTAGCAAATATATATTTTTATACTTCTTTGCTACTTGCTTAATAACAAGCGTTACAATTATAAATCTAATGCAATACAATAATATAACAATCTTTTAAAAATTACAATTATGAATAAAATAAATACGATAAGACAAAGAATTTTCACTAGCTATATAGAAACAAAAGTGTTAAACGGAGAATATATCGGGGACTTACTGGGCGAGCCTTTAAGGCTTTATGATTTTAACTCAATACTTGTTAGTCTTAGGACTTACAATGAAGATAATTATTACAGTCTAAGTGAAGACGATTTAAAAGAACTAGAAAAAGACTTAGCATTACTCAATAAAATACAGAAATAATCATGAAAAATAAATATCCTAAATATATTACAAAAGTAAACATTAAACCAAGCTATACAATAGGCGAAAATATTTTGTTTTCAATCTTAACATGTGCGACCTTGTACGGCTTAATCTATGCACTTTGTACAATCATCACACTAATTGAATTTATAACCCTTTAAACCCTTTTAAAATGACTTATACACCTATATTAACAGACCCAATAGAATGGGACGAACCAGAAGCTCAAAAATGTAATCATTGCGATAATTACTTAACAGATGAAGAAGTACAAGAAGATGAAGATTTGTGTAATGATTGCTTTTATTCTTGTTGCGGTGATGAACTTAACCAAGATATTCGAATATGCCCAACTTGTAAGGAGCACAATTAAAAAAATAACTAATATTAAAACTATAAACACATGAATTTATTAACACAAAACGCAAAGATGAAAAAAACATCTAAAGAAAATAAAGCTAAGATATTCAATTTTAGTATCCCCGCTTATAAAACTAAATCAGGAAAAAGCACCTGCCCATTTGCGGGAGGGTGCCAAGCCTATTGTTATGCTCAGAAGGGAAATTATATACGTTTCCCAGCAGTCCAGGAACTAATGGAAAAGAAGTACGAAATAAGCAAACAGGATAATTTTAACAGCCTAATGAATGAAGAGATACAAAAGAAAAAGCCAACACACGTAAGAATACACGATAGTGGCGATTTTTACAGTCCTTTATACTTACAGAAGTGGGTTGATATTGCAACCGATAACAAAGAAGTAATTTTTTACGCTTATACAAAGAGCATCAAATTTTTCGTTGAAGGTTTAACAGTACCGACAAATCTTAAAATTATATTTTCAGAAGGTAGCAAAAGAGATGATTTGATTAATGTAAATAAACATAGACACGCCCGTATTTTTAAGACCTTAGAAGAGTTGAACGCTTCAGGATATATAGACGCTTCAAGCAATGATTTGCAAGCAATAACAGATAATAAAAAGGTTGGACTAGTATACCATTAATAAAAACAAATTATAAACTTTAAAAACTAAAAAAATGAAACAAAAAGAACTAAATAAAATAGGTAAAAAACTAGAAGAAATTGAACTAAAATTAAGAAGTGATTACGGACTTACTAAAATAAGTGGTGGTTTTGTTAGGATAGATATGTTTGATCATGATGATGATTTTATATACATCTTAATTAAAGATGGTATCCAAAGTGATTGCTCTAATAGAGTAAACTTAGAAGAACAAAAATTAGATAGAGAGACACTAGAATTTAATAACTAAACAATAATAAAATGAATACAATTAAAAAAGTAGCTGATACATTCACAGACACATTTCAGGAGCAAATTACAGAGTATCTAATAATCTACGGACTAGAGCCAACTGATGAGAACATAAACAAAGTAATAAAAGAGATAGTTAATATATATAAACAATAATACAATGAATATAATAAACAGGACCAGAGCCAAAGAATTGATAAAAGAAAGTAAAGGTTTAATCTTTTCAACTACTTACATCAAGAAAGATAACACGATAAGAACTCTAACAAGTAGAACAGGCAAACACTATTCCAATAAAACAGGCAGAAAAGCACCATACAAGCCAGAAGAATTTAATCTTATTCCTTTGTATGATATGAGAAAAAAAGCCTTTAGAATGTTAAATTTTAATACTCTTCTTACTTTGTCAATTAATAAAACTAAATACATAATCAATGAATAATAAAACAACCGAACAGTTACTTACTGAATTAATAGAGCTAAACAAACAGCACATTCAAACCCTTAATGAACGAATTGACGTACTTAAACACACTACTGAAATAGATAAAATAACTATTAAAACTCAAGAAAAAACAATTAAATTATATATTGATAATCTAAATAATAAGAAATGAAAGGAGAATTAAAAAATTCAGAGTTTCCAAATGTTTTCTATCTAATACTGATAATAATTTATATTTTTTATTAGCTTTAATCTTTTTTTTTGAACAAATAACACAATAAAAGCCCTTTAATTAGGGTTTTTTTTATGCTTAAAATTTAATAAGTGTGTGTTAATTAAGTTTAAAATGTTATGATATAGCTATTTTTTTATGTCTTTACATACAAAAACAACCTAAAATCCAAACTAAAACCAGTTTAAGTTCAGGTTTTTTAGTCATGATTAGTCATGATTTAGAGTAATAACTCAGTCATTATTGAGTAATAACTCAGTCATTAAGCTATGAAAAAGGATTAAAAAGGGTTAGATTTGGATACCGTAAAAGCCCAGCCATTAAACGTTTGAGCATATAAACCCACACGCACAAAACCAAAGTTCAATTTTATAAAAGCTATATAGATTAAACATCTATTAACAAAGAGTTAGATACTTTGCGATATGAGCAATGATGTTTACTTTAAGACGTGGTGATTATGAGAACATACTACTCTGTTACTATGGTGTTGTAGAATTAAGCAGACTTCTTTTGAATAGTATATAGGTTCTTATAAGAGGCACGAAGATAGTGTTTGAATATTAAATACTTTCACAGTTTCTATACAAAAACGGCATAGTGGATAGAATGTTGAAATATAAGTTAATTCTGAGGGGTATATGGGACAATAAAATTAGGGAAGTTCAACTTTATAACTAATACTCTGTCTTTTAAAGTCGTGAATAAACAAGACACATTATATGCATATACATCTAATATAGTCATTATCACCTATACTATATTTACTTGCATATAGTTTCTTATATTATGTTTACAAAAAGGTTTAGTTATTGTTCTTCTTATATTCATTCTCGTGATACTCTCTCCACTTAAGCATTGCAGGTAGTGCATCTTGATTTGCTTTAGTAAATATCTCCCCTATATCTTCGTGAGTAAAAGACATAACCATAAATGCTATATGATTCATAATAGCTTTAGTTTGTTGTTCATCCTCCCATCCTCGTTCTTCTAGAGCCTTATATAGTTCCAAACCTGCATCTCCAAGCATCTCATTTGCTAGTATGTTTATTTTTTGTGTTACGTGCATAGTTGTATTGTTTTAGTTATTAGACTGCAAACATACACAAATAATTTTACAAAGTTCAATTTTATATCTTTATTATGAAA